AGTATCAGATTACCCAAATTTTATGGAAACTATATCCTTATCAGCATAATAGACAACAAACAAAAGATGTTGTATCTGCTTGTTATAGATTTTTGTTGAAATGGGAAACAAAAGGTTATTACATTAAGAGTTTGTTTAATTTAGTAGAACACGCAAATATGACTTGGGATGTTTGTAAAGAAAGTAAGTGGGAACACGCATACAAGACACTTTACCAAAGATTAAATGAAGATAAAACTTTTTTTATAGAAAAATAAATTTGGTAGAATAAGAAAAATAGCATAACTTTGTATCACTATGAAAAACATCACAAACTTAAAAGATTTAAAATCCTTCATCAAAACCCCTGAAGCGTTTGAAGGTGAATTTACATTCAAAGGATTCGGTATTTGGTGGAACGACTGCGAAGCAAAAGGTGTTCAAGGAACAGATGATGGATACTTCCGTTGTGACCCCTTTTTAGACAAACACGACAAAGATTACCACCGATTATCTGATTTTAATTTTGGTGGATTTGAGTGGGTATTATCATAATAATTAAGAAAAAACAAATAAGATGGAATATAGAAAACTTGACCCCCAAACCGATTACACACTTGTGGATATGACTTTATACCTACAAGATGTTAAAGTCCTTTACAACGCATGTATGGACATCACAGCCCAATATCCTGAAATGATTGGATACAAAAAGATTATGGATAAGTTGGTATTAGTTATTGACGAATTTGATAATACGGAAAATAAGTAGTATATTTGTAAGACAATGGGACAGACAAAAAGATTATACGAACAAATGGAAGTAAACGAATTCCTATCTCACTTTTTTACACACAATGAAGGTGATGAAGATTACCTATACCAAGAGTATAGAGAAAAACAATTAGACGCTGAAAGAGCAGCATATGAAGAAATGTTAGGAGATAGATAATAATAAAAGATATGATACAAATAATTAAAACAATCAAGGTAAAAGCCGACTACGACATTACAAGGAATTTTGATAGTGTTGAAGATTTATTAAACGAACTAAAACAATATGGTTATGAAGGTGATTATGATGTTGATAGTGTAGAGTTCAACGAAGCGTTAGACGCTTACTTTGATGAACCATTACATATCAAAGCGGTTGCTAATGCGTTCAACGAACATACCATAGACAATATTGAAATTGATACTGAAAACTTTTCAACTTATTATACATTCTAATCATGGCTCAAAATAAAGATAGACAAATCGCAACACAATCAAGTTTGAAACTTGTATTGGAGTGGAGCACCTCGTGTGAGAAGTGTTTAACACTAAAAGAATTGGTGGGTATTACAAATGTAATCGTTGATTATGTTGAAAATGGATACACCGCAGAGATTGGTAAAAGATTGGATACAATCCAAGAACACATAGATAATAAGTAAGTTTCAATATCATAATGATATTTATTAAGTGTTATGGATACAAAAATTGAATACTTTACCCAAAAACTTAACTCATTAAGGGTTAAGGAAGCAACCTATAACTCATCGGGTTATGGGACACCTGCTCACATCAAACAAGAAATTAGATTAACGGAGATTGCGTTAAATCAACTCAAGAACTCCTCTAAATAAAACTCCCATGTTAAATTCCCCTGACTTTTAGTTGGGGGTTTTTATCATCCCCTCGGCATTCCTGGTGAGTTGTTGGCACTTCCGTACCATGACGGCAGTGAACTATTGGCACATAAAGGTCCAAGTGCATTGAAATTATTACCAACCAAACAATTACCTCTACCATAATAGAAACCTGCACCTGGTAATGATATTGGTGCCTTGAATGCTGAATCTGTATCAGGTGGCAATTGTCCATCATTAAGATTACCACTGAAATATTGTGGGTAATAACCACTTCTAAATAACAAGTGTCTTCTCATCAAGTTATCTTGGAACTCCGCTTGGTTCTTTGCGTTTGATTTAAGATATTGTAATGTCTTTAAGTCAACAGGATTTCCTTGTTCACTTCTGTTCTGAACCAAACCAATGTTGATAAATTTAACCCAAAAGTTATCAAGAGCCAAGTAGTAACTCCAAGCAATCAAAGTTGGTTGAATGTAGTTATCCATCAAAGCCTTATATCTAAAAAGTGCCCCATCAGTGTTAATTGTATTATCATCAACAATCTGTAAAAGATATTCATAAAGGTTTGTTCCAAGTGTTTCTTGAATCATTATTGCCTGACTTTGAAGGATGGCAAATCTTAATTCACTTGAATCCACATTGTCCGTAATCGGGGTGTTATCTTTTAACTTTTGCTCTGATATGAATAAAACATTATATGACATATTATAAGATATTATTTTGGATTATTGTTAAGTCAATTTCTTGACCTGGATATATCAACTCAAAAACAGGTTTTAATTCCCTATTCATGAATTTCTGTGTTGGATAAATATTGGTTGATAAGAACAATTTGAATGATGTTTCCAATTGGTCGGCTGATGAACTGAACCCAGTCCTTGTTGGTAATCCAATAATACTTGGGTCAACAATACCATTACCACATAAGATTTGGTGTTGAACTAATTCAAATATACTTGAAAAATAACCATCTTCCACATTTGTTTGGATTTGGGTAATTTCAGGTTTTTGTCCTTCTTCACCATAAGATATGATTACCCTGTTAGCATTGTCTGCTCCCATGTATCTATCTTCAATCTTTCTTAAAATCATATTCTGTTCATTTTCAGAATCAGGGGCTGGTTGATTGAAATGTACCCACATACCCATACTACATCCATTGATGATATTGGCGAGGTTATACACCGTTATTTCGTGGTTTAACTTGATATCATTGATACAGGCAAGATAAGACGGAACACCATAATATTCTGATTGAGGTCCATAATTACGGATATGAATGATTTGTCTATCTGTGTAGTTCATTGGGTCAAATTCACTGAACTCAATAATCGGGGTTCCCTTTCTATAGGTTGCCCAATCACGACAATAAAGATACTTGGTTGCTGGTGCTCCCATTTCTTCAGGTTTGTGAACCCTCATGTACTTTGTTGGAATTACATAAAAACCTGCCAAACCTTCACTTCTATCTTTTCTCCATACAACCTCCAAGAACAGATTACCTGTAACAATGAACTCAAAGAACATCTGTTTTGATATATCATTAAGGTATTGTTTAGAATTGGTTTTGTAATCATTTACATAACCTGAACCAACACAGTTATCAACCCTTGCTCTAATTGCAGAGTTATGGATTGGACTTGCATCAAGAAGCATATACAACTCTTCAGGAAATAAGTTATCCACACCAAATCTTACAAATGGTTCATTTTTGTTGATAACCTCCCTAAATGAGGTAATGGTATTGGTTCCAAAGTTTAGTTTTTCAATGTTAATCATCCTTCGTATATCTTATAAATATCTGTTGTTCCTGAATATGTGATAGGAGCAGTTGATGCAGAGTAATTAACTCTACCAATGGTTTCATAAACAACATCATAAGCAAGATTTGGATTGGTGTTTCCTGATAAAGCACTGGACTGTTCATACACTTTAATGTAATACTCACCTTCAATTAAGTGAACATTTGTTTGTCCTGTTGTTGTGGCTCCCGTTAATCCTGTTTCAGGAATATTCGGGTTGATATTAATACTAAACAAATCATAACCTGGTGCATATCCAACACTTGGTGGGATTCTAAAAGGAACCACACGCCAAACCTCTTGAGAAAGTTTATGTTTAAATGCGAAAAGATAAGAAACAGAACCAGTCAAGGATTTATTCCTTGAACAAGTTGCGTTCATATTGTTATAACCTTCGTTTAGTATTATCATTTCTGTTTTGTTTTTACACTATTCTAATTCTTAAATCACCATTGTGGTGATACACCTGTCCCAATACAACACCACCTGCTGCTGCGGCAGTATCATTAGCGAAATCTAATGCTGCGTAGTTAAATACAACCAAGTTTTCCACAAATGTTGCTGTGCTTCTTGTTGCTGTTCTACCAGAACAACCTAACATTACTTGATGTGTTCCACCTGTAATACTATTACTTTCTCCTCCAAGAATAGAATTATAGTTTCCTGAACTAATACTATTACCAATACCACCAAATATACCACCCCACTGACCACCTGATATTGTATGGTTTTTACCATAAATAAACGCACCATCTATACCTTGTATTTGGCATGATTGTCCTAAATTAAATCCAAATGTACCCCATTGTTTGTGTTGTTGACTACCACCATTTCCACTGCCTATTATTAAACCAAAACTCCCGTTCATTTCAAAACTATTATCACCAATACTTAAATTGTAAGAACCTGATGCGTAGTGTCCGCTTCCTATGTGTAATGCGTATGAACCGAATTGTTGACTATCTAAATCATTACCAATAAAAAGTTGTGGTGTATCAGCAACACCATCCACTTTGTTTCTATTACCTATTGCTACAGCATTTTTTACATTAGAACCACTATAATCATTAAAGGTGTTTCCACTACCAATTTGTAATAACGCTTTATCCTCTAATGGTTGAACTACTTTATTTGTTGTTCCAGTAGATATAAATGGACTTGTATATCCACTATACTTAAAGGTTGTTGTTTCACCGCTGTTATTCATTATAAACCATCTTAAATCGGAAGCGGTGCCTGTATAAGAAGGTAGAGTTGATATTAAAACTGACATATTATTTTTGTGTTTTTAATTTTTAATTTTTTTATTTTAAGGTGTTATTGGTGCACAACCATTTATCCAAATATCATTATTATCTTCTGTGGATATAACAACATTATTTTCAGTAGCAAGGGCTCTTATTTTTGTAAGGAAGAATATTACATCTGTTGAAAATATAATATCAACAGGACATATAGTGAATCTACTACCATATTGGATATTTTCACCACCTAATGTATATTGTAAATTACCTTCATAATAATATTCAATATTACAATTCCAAAAAGGTGCTGAACCACTAATAACATTATATCTTATTTCATCAAAATATCCGTATGGTGCTCCAATATCTGCTATTGTCCAATTAGGGTCTAATTGTATTGTAAAGGTATATGTTAAACCTGGATAAGGTATTGGCACATTTCCATAACATCCATAACCAGCATAACTAACCAATGGGTCAGGTAACATTGGAACAGGAGTTCCTTGTGCAATTATTACATTTGTACTACCCGAAACAATATCATTACAAGGAACTTGAGTATTAATATACAATTCTGTTTTCCTTAATGCTGGTGTTTGACTTGGAGTTGGAGTGTTCGTAGGTGTTTGTGTAGGTGTTTTTGTAGGGGTTCTTGTTGGTGTAATACTTGGAGTAACCGTTTGTGTTGGTGTATTTGTAGGCGTTAAAGTTGGCGTACTTGTTAAAGTTGGAGTAATACTTGGTGTAGGTGTAGGTGTAGGTGTTTTGGTAGGTGTTGGCGTAGGTGTTACAGGTAATGGACTTGGTGAAGGTGTTGGTGATGGATTTGGTATGAATTGAGCAATGATATCATCTATGGCTCTTTGTTCACCAAGATAATTACTAAATTGTTTTCTATGAAATACCTTACTCATTTATTATACCTTTTAACTCTTCAATCAATTTATTTATATTAACATCACAATTTGTTTTGAATCTATAAGATTTTTCTTTTGTTATTCTGTCATCATCTTTTGTGAATTTAACCTTCATAATTAAATCACAACTATCCAATTCCAATTCAACACTCACTACCTTATATTCATCAAATGCGATATCATTTATTCTATACATAGATTAGTTCATCGTTGAACCTGATATTGGTGGTATTGGTTCACACCAATCAATTAAAGGCATTGATTTAATCCAATCGTGTTGTGGATAAATTGAATTATCAACCTCTTGTGTTGATATAACCCAATTTACATTACAATCTAATACAGGATTAAAATACCAGTCTGGTTGAACTAATTCACCAACTAAACTATTTTTTTCGTCATCTGTTAATAATACTACTTTCATAATTCTTAATATGTGTTTCTGTTTAATGATGTCATAAATGTATTTATGATTGTTGATAATGTAGATGCTTCTGTATCACTTAACGCAAATCCCGTAATAACAAATCCAATCGTGTTATTTGAATAGAATTCTTGACCAGGGTCATTACCAGGATTTTGTGCTAATATGTATGGGGCATAATTATTTAATGCGTCATTATTTGTGTTTGTGTTAGTTCCAATTGAAGAACCATTTTTATACAATTCTCGGTCAGTACTTGCTCTACGAACCCCAAGCAATAAACCCCTTGCGTTTGCTGTCGTAACAGTTATTCTTGTGGCACCTGCGGCGTATGGTGAATCAAATATTGCTGAACCACTACTTCTCCTTGCTGCCAAATCATACATACCAGTATCTGCCAGGGTGCTGGTGTGGGAACCAAAATCATAAGTATTACTTCCACCACCATCAACGGTTACATATATTCCGTAGTGTATGTCGTTTTGTGAATAACCTGATGAAGAATTAAATTGGAAGTTTGTATTACCATAACCATTTACACCATTACCTGTTGCTCCTGATACTCCGTGAGTAACTCCACCAACCCAAGTGATTGTTTTAACACCTGTTGTTTTACCCATAACTGCGTGTGAACTGGCGGTTCCACCAATCATAGGATACATAGTAATAACTTTATCCCATAATGAATTAGATACTAATGAAGTAAATAAGGTTGTTGTTGCTGCTGATATTGTTGGACTTAAAGTTCCACCTGCGGTAACAACAGCATTAAGATAAGTTCTTGCTTCTGTTGTTCCTGATGGAATTGGACTTGAACTTGGTGTAGGTGTAGGTGTTAAACTACTTGTAGGCGTATTAGTAGGTGTCTGTGTGTTGGTTGGTGTCTGCGTATTTGTAGGTGTCTGTGTATTAGTTGGCGTCTGTGTATTAGTTGGCGTCTGTGTATTCGTTGGTGTAGGTGTTAAAGT